ATCACTTTGAGTATGACTGGAGGGAGGTGTGTAAGTATAGTCCGGATTATAAGAAGGCTGTTAAGCAGGCTATTGTGCGTATGGGTGGGGAAGACAGTGATGAGTTTAGAATGTCTTACTGTAATGAGTTTATCTTTCAGAGAGGGATGGCTTTTTCTGAGGATCAGTTAAGTGACTTTAGTGTGAATAATCCCAAAGGAATTGTCAGACCTGAGTTTGGAGTGTTTAGAAAGTATAGCTCTTCTAATGTTGTGAGTATTGGTATAGACATTGGTAAGAGTAGGGATAGTACTGTCTGTACTGCTGTGGAGATATTCTTTGATGATCCCATTTATATGGAAAACTATGTGGCTTATAAGAAGAGAATTTTGAATTGGATGGAAATGTTGGGAGATGACTACAATAGTCAGATTAAGAGTATGGTGGACTTTATCAGGGATATGGGTGCCAGCACTGTCTGGGTAGACATTACTGGAAAGGGGGAACCGGTTTATGACATGCTTCATGCTATTTTGGGGGATGAGGTGGATGTGAATCCCTATACCTTCTCTCTGAAGAGTAAGCATATGCTCTATTCTAACTTTATTCATGACGTAAATGCCGGTCGGTTGTTAGTGCCTGGAAATGAGATGACTAAGGCTAAAACTGAGTTTAGTAAGTTTATCTTTCAGATGGGGACACTTGTGAAGGACTATACTGGGAACTATATGAATTGTCATAAGCCTGAAGTTAAGATTGATGGGGTGGACCCACATGATGACTATCCGGACTCTTGTGCTTTAGCTGTTTTTGCCGGTAGAGAAGAAACTCTTTATAATGTAGAACCCTCTGATAATCCCTTTTTTGCCGATATGAAAAGTAAGAACTCCTTCCTATATTAGCTTCTCTTTAGTGTGCTAAAGTATAGCGGGACTTAAATTTTTAGGAAGGTTTTTAATGATTCTTTTTGTGCATTTAGGTAAGCAGATTGATGGAACAACTGATTTCTTTTCTTTCTTTTCTACTTTGAAGGATGCTTTTGTTTCTATTGGGGGAGATCAGATTTTTTCTTCTGTGGAGGATCTGCAGTATGCTTTTGAAGTTTCTAACTTTACTGCTGAGCAGAAGGCTAAAGTTTTGGGGGCTTTGCCTCATCACTTAAAAGCCTTGCATGGTAATGAAGAAATTGTGCCTAAGAAAAGGGGAAAACGTAAGTGACTAAAGGGTTTTCGGTTCTGTATCCAACAAAAAATCGCCCTATATATAATATATATAATTTATTAAAGTATTCTTCTTTTATTAAAGAGATTATTATTGTAGATTCTTCTGATACTCCATTGGATGTCAGAGATTTGGTGAGTGTCTTTGATAAAGAAGGGGTAGAGGTTGTCTATGTCTATAAGGACGTTTCTCTGTCTGTAGCTAGAAAAGTTCTTTTGGAAAAGATGACTTCTAAGTATGGGCTGTGGTTGGATTCGGATGTAGTAGTGAAAGAAATGGATTTTGAGGCTACTCTGGCTTTATTAGAGAAGGGTTATAGCTTTGTTGGAGCAAAGGTATTAAACTCTCGCAAACTACACTCTAAAACAGGTCTGAGTGATTATTCTTTCTTAAAACAATTTACTTCTGACTGGGATGTGTGTGATGTAGAGACAAATATTGCCGGGATGTATTGTTTGGCATTTAAGAATGACTTTAAACAATACTACAGTGACATCTACAAGAGTTTTTTAAGTGCTTTGAGTACTTGTATTCCCGGAGAAGATATGGCCTTCTGTACGTTCTTAAATCTATCTTGTAAGCACGGTGGAGTGATTAGTGCTACTAATAAGGTTTATCACATTGGCAGCACTAATCATGCGGCATGGTCTTTTATTAATTTTCGCAGAGTTGAGGCTATCTTTGATCAGATTAGTTCTCCGGATGATCTGTTTACGGTGATGAAGAGTTTGTCTTTACCAGAATATGTTTCTACCTTGCATGAGCTTTATGAGTGTTCTTAATTTGTGGAACCTTGCATAGAACTCTTTGTGTTGCTTTTCTTCTTCTGTAGGAAAAAAGGAAAGATGTCCATTTAGCATGTTGTGTCTGTAAAGATCCGGGTGCATGTGGAGTAAGCAGTTTTTTTCTATGATGAAAAAGTTTTCTGGTAGGGTATATCCAACTGTGTGTCTCTTTTCGGCGGTTTTCATAATTGCTTCAATGGCTTCTTTGTGAAGCTTACTGTTGTAGATGATGAAAATCGCCGATTCTTTTGCGGTTTTCCAGGCAGCCTCAAAATCTGCTATAAGCTCTTCTGAGCTTGATTCTGCTCTAAAGAGGAAAAGGTCAAACCACTTCTGCTCTCCTATCAGAGCAGCTTCTGTAACGGTAGAATCGGCAGTACCTTCACAGCAGAGTAGCTTCTTTAGCTGTTCTGCAGAGCAGTATTTAGAAAGTCTCTTTACCATAGCTTCTGTGGTATTACCGATGTAGACCTTTTCATAGCCTCTTTCGTCGTATACTTTAGAAGGTCTGCTGTCTACACTGAAAATGTCTTGACAATAGGGATCGGTTAAAAAGGGTATTAATGTGTCTCCTTTATGGCTTCCTACTTCAAAGTAGTTGTAGTTACCCTTTATCTCTCTAATGGCTTCTTTGATCAGAAGTAAGGTTTTTTTGTCGATAGTAGATAATTGTGAGGGGATTGGAAAAGTATTCATAAAAGCTCCCTGATTGAAGATAATTGTTCAAATGTGTAAAATCATTATATTCCTACAGGAAAGGTTATAAGCGTATGTCAGCTACAGATTTTCAAAGAGGTGATACTTTTACTGGGTTTTTTCCTAGCATGTCCCCAAGTGAATCTTTTTTATCCGGTTTAAGAAACTCTTCTTATGAAGATTCTCAGAGATTTGCAAGGTATCAAGAGTTCTTTGACGCTTATAATGGAAAACACTGGAAAGACGTAGAACGGGTAGACAATGAAAGAAGGGTTACTTCTAATTTCTGCCGCTTGTTTGTAAATAAAGGCGCCTCTTTTCTAACCTCTAAAGGTTGGTACATTGACGATAAGGACGATACCTACTCTAAGGATCAGATTGATTTTCTGAATGATGTCTGGCGAGTAAACAATAAGGATCTGCTGTCTTTTGAAATGGCTCAGCTAGGGGCAATTTTCGGGGATGTTTTTCTAACCATACTTCCCAACAGTCAGAAAGGTATTGTTATCAATACTGTAGCTCCCATGTTTGTCACACCTATCTTCCATCCTGCGAATAAAGGTCTTCTGTTAGGAGCTATTATTGAATATCCCCTCAATACTGATCCAACTGCGCAGGGTAGTAGAAATGGTCCGGGATTAATGTCTATCTACATGGATTCTATGAACATTACTCAGTATGTAGATGGAGAGCTAGTCTACTCTGAGCCACACGGCTTAGGTGAAGTTCCACTAGTATTTATCCGTAACAGACCTGAAGCAGCCAGCACCTACGGCACTTCTGACATTGCGGCTATTTACGACATGAATAAGCTCTACAATGAAAAGCTACAAGATATTTCAGACATTATCAACTATCATGCGGCGCCTGTCACGTTGGCCTATGGTGTGCGTCTGAAGAATCTGCAGAAGGGTGCTAGAAAATTCTGGGCAGGTTTACCCAGTCCTAAAGACGCTAAGATTGAAAACTTAGAATTAAAGTCTGATCTTGCTGCTTCTAATGCGCACTTAAAATCCGTGATGGATTTGATCTTTACCCTCGGAGAAATGCCGGAGATAGCTTTTGGTAAAACACAAGCAGTATCTAACACAACAGGTCTAGCTATTCAGTTAATGTATCAGCCCTTACTAGACGTACTAAACATTAAACACAAGAGCTATGGATCTGGTCTGGCAAATGCCAACAGAATCATTACCAAGTATGGAATTAAGTTTGGCTATATTCAAAGTCCTGCTATTTATACATGGCTGGACATGGCAAAGTATTTGTCTACTGACATTATTTGGAATAGCCCGCTACCTATTGACGAACTGCTCAGCCTCAATATGATCATCTCCAGACTTCAGCAAGGACTTATTACTTACGATGACGCTCTTTCTCAGCTTGGGGTGTCTAATGTGCGCAGGTATGCTCAAGAGATTGCAAATGATGTCAATAGTGGTAGAATTCTTTCTATAAAGAAAAGTGTAAACGATTCTATATCTAATATTGGTGGAATTTTAAGAAATCCATCGACATCTAATACAAATGATGTTTTAATAAAAAATAGCTAGAAATCTGTAAGATTACTAGTCAATAATTTTTCGAGGTGCGGTATATGGCTTCTGTAAACCATCCACTGTTTCGTCAAGACTCAGTAGTTATGACCAACATGCCTCCACAGAATCTTGAAACAGAAGTCGTTATGGCTAATGGCCCTGTTCCTCAACCTGTGGCGGATAATGGCGTTGTCGATGAAGATCAGATGATGAAAAATCCGGCTCTGCCTGTAGTTTCTACAGGTGGCGATCCGTTTAAGATTTAAAAGTTTTTTGGAGATGATTTTGTATGCCTAATCTACAAGATGTTGTCGCCAGCTATCAAGATATGAGTGATGACGACAAGATCCACTTCTTTCACTTTTTGAATGTAACCAAAGATCCTGTTATTGTTGAGAGAGAAAAGAGTTTGAGGGATGCCTGGAAGAGAAATCTTAAAGCTATTCCTGAAACGATTACCACTACTCCTGAACAGATCGTTCCTGTTACTGTACCAACAACTCCAGCAAAAGAGGATAATAAGATGGCTTTAGATCCAGAAGTAAAAGCAATGTTTGATCAGATGCAGAACATGTTTTTGCAGAATTTCCAGTCTGTCGCTTCTTCCGTTTCTGATATTCAGAAGCAGATTGCGCAGCAGGAGCTTAAAACTTATAAAGAGAAGCTCATTTCTGATAAAAAAGTACCTGCTCATCTTGTACGCTATGTAACCGGTAATACTGTTGATGAACTTGTCAGTTCTGCCGAGGCTGTTTTGCAGTCTTATGCAGCGATTGAAGAAGAGATGAAGCAACGGTACGCTACTGCTGCGGCACCTGCTATTACTCCAACTGTGTCTGAACAACCTGCTCAGGAGACTCCGCAGGCAACTCAAACCAATAATCCGCCACAACCTGCTTCTAATACACCTCCTTTGAATCCTCTTGCGCCCCCTACTCCTGACCCCGTATTACCCAATCCCCCAGCAGGTTTGGGCGCAGGTCAGCAAATTACCGCTGAAGAAATCTCTCAGATCGATTATGAGCGTTACTCTTCAGATCCCCAACTCCGGGCTAAACTTGAAGCAGATCTAAAGTCTCGTCTTGGAAACAAGCCCTTGTTTACCGCTTCATCAAATTAGAGAAAGTGAAAGAGGTTATTTAAAATGGCTCTTACTGGTATTACGTCAGCCCCAAATATTACTTCTACGCTCACAGACGTAGATTTAAAAGTTTATTCTAA